TTGTAAGAGTGTCGTCGTAATCTGGAACTTCTAGAATATGTGCGCTGGCACTTTGTCTAGTCCATTTGGTGTTTAACCATTCTAACGAGTTGTTCCACGATGCAACTGTTTCCCCGGGTATACCACAAATCATTTGTATGTTGGCTCTATATCGTTTGGGAGCATGTATATCTGTATATGCTTGGAAATCTAATAGTCCTTCTTGTAGTTTTTTGGGATCCATACCCTTGCGCACAAGTTTACCAGCAGTATGGTTAAATGTTTCGATACCCATACTGTGTCCAAGGAACCCTAGTCTAATATACGTATCCCAATGTTCTTTATGTTTAACGATCAAATCGCCGCGAGCAAATCCACATATCCAAGGATTATAGTCTAGTTCATCCACAGCGTCGGCATACTTCTGTAGTTTCTCAGGACGATCATTAAATGTTTCGTCCATTACACGCCAATTCTTAATGCCCCATTTCTCATAACCTGTTTGCATTTGGAGTTTGAATTGTTCTTTGCTTACGCTGACATCTTTTGCTTGACCTATGATAGGAAAGTTACAATAGCTACAACTAAACATACAACCACGTGCTGTTTCAATTTGAGGACACTCATACGGGCTCATAAAGTCACGTGCCTCATAGTCTACTAGATAGCTGTTTAACGGAGCACTTGGATAGTGGTGTAAGCCTCGTATAACTTTTTTACTGCCAAAAAATGCAGAATCAGTTAATAACGGTGCGCCCAGTGTACCAATAAGATGCTGACACAAGGCTAGAACAGCATTCTCACCGTAACTGTCTACCCAATAGTCTACTCCTTCGGCCGGAGTAACTAAGGCATTGTTGCCACCTACTACAACAGGTATAGTAGGATATGTTAATTTAAGCCACGCAATGAATTCGTTTAAGTACGGACTCCACGGATTTAGGAATGCTGTACCAAAGCAGAACATGACTGTATTAGTTGATGTACGAGAGCGAACTAATTCTTGTAGTTCTTCTAATTTCCAAAATGCTGCAAAGTCTATTACCTCCGCATCCCAACTATTCATGCGTAAAAATGTAGCCACACGATGCGGCCATAATGCCCGTTCCCATCGCTTGCCTGTTAAACTAAAAAATAATGCGTGTTTCATTTTTGACCTATAATCATGTACCGAGTATATAAGGGCAGTTCTAATTCTCCTGCCCATATCATTGTAAGATTACTCTGTTCTTTAAATTCTTCTAAACTGCCTGCAATTCTAATGTGTTCTGGAATATCATAGTTGTTACTTTGCAGAACAAACAAACTATTCTGCGGCATTCCACTTAACCATAAATTGTATTGGTCTTGAGTTATGTGTTCGCAACTGGTATTAATGATAACATCTGCATCGCTACGGATGGCACACATGTCTGCTGTCACTGCTCGAAATCTACCTGTTATTTCTTCAATCTTGTTCATGTTAACAGCAATATGTTCACAGACAGGATCAATGTCAATGCTACGAATATTAACTATCGGAACATCGCTTTGAAATAGCATACTGGCTAACACACCAACCCATCCACCGTGGATGTCTATAGTAACAAATTTTGTTACATGGTTACGAAGATTTGTAATCAACCATTCTTTGCTCTTTAGCTGACCACTCCAGAAGGCATCCATGGTCCGCATGGGGTCTGGACTTTGACGAATAGCCTGCATCCAATAGTGTAAATGTTCGGTGTCTATTTGCATTTAGGTATCTTGCTATCGGCTGAACTTACACAGCTAGTGGTAATACAACGTTTAGGTTCCTTAAATAATTCAAAGTGTTCTAGTGTACCTAGCGGTACATCATGACAGCTATAGCTGCGCTTAACTTCATTGCCTCTTATTATAACACTTTGATGACCACTATTGCAAGTCCAACCGGTAAATTTATTGAATCCGAAGGCATTAAATCTCTCAGCTTGGTCAAAGAGATATTCTTTGTTGTCCCTATCATATAATGCTATTTGATAAACTTCTTCACCTTGTGATGTTTGAGGAAATCCAGTTTGTAATAGTCTTATCATTTCCTCAGTATACCCATCTACCACTCGACTCGCAGTGGGATCGCTTTGTGGTTTGAGGGTGACATTGATTCCTCGAGCATGCAGTCGAGCCATACGTTCATATAGATCAAAAAACTTTTCCGGAACCATTACTTGATTGACAGTTACGTGTACTAATTCATACTGTAACTGTAGGCACTTGTCTCCAAACTCTTGTTCTCGGGCAAACTCATCGTGAAAGCTGGCTGTGATACTTCTACGTTGTAACAATGCGGTATTGGCACACCAAGTGTTCCACCATTTTGATCCTGGCGACAAATTGGTGGTCATGTGTATGCTTTGGTAAGGACTTTCGATTTCGTCTAGGTGTTTAACCAAATTCGGAAATTGTTTGTAAGCAGTGGGTTCACCCCCACTGAAACTCCAATGGAATTCATTGAAGCCATTTTGGCGAGCTTGACGTTTGATTTCGTCTATGGCGTTGGTGTAGACTTCAAATGGTTGGTAATCTATTTTGTCACTGCGAGCATAGGGCCAGCAGTAGCTACAGTTATAATTACAGAAGCGGCCCAAAATCCAACTGGTAGAAAATAACGGACGATGCAACATGGTGCGTTGACCAAACTTCACAATCTCGTGAAACGGAATCTTTTGAAAGTCTATAATCATAATATGCTAGTATTTAACACAGATATCTCTTGCATTTAAAAAAATAAGGTTATATACTATACTTGTGGTCGTGAGCAAATTGGCAAAGCTCCCGCTGGACCCATAGTCCAGAATGGGGACGGGGCGCTGACGTAGTTCGTAGCCTTTGTAGGTTCGAAACCTACCGACCACACCATTAGACGGAATAAGTATATTCACATAACTATAAGGAAACAGATATGTCAAACACAGTAGAACAACTCAAATCAGCAATGGAAGAATTTTTAACCGAAGATGCAAAATTCGCCGCTGGGAACAATGCCGCAGGTACTCGTGCTCGCAAAGCTCTTCAAGAAGTAGGTAAGGCGGTTAAAACTCGCCGCAACGAAATCACAGAAGAAAAAAATGCCCGCAAAGAAGCCAAAGTCTAACACTGTCTCAACTACCAGCACCGATACCGTAACCTTGGATTTCGGTTACGGTGCCGTTCCTCCTGACTACAGTGACGTCAGTTACAGTGGCAGCAATGATACCATCACCATAGATACTAGTAGTATGTATAGTTCAGATACCATTACTTTCCCAAGTAGTAGCAATGCCTTTACCTACAGTGGGGCTGGTTCAACTGTTGGTGGTATCACTACTATTGGTAATATTACCAGCAATAGTCAATGGACTACCGGTTATACACTCAACAACACTATCACTCCTAATACAGTTAATATCAGTGCCACCGGTATCGACATGGCAGCAGGTACTGATATTACGGTTGGTGGTCAAAGTCTAAAAGAGTTTATGAAGAAGATGGAACAACGGTTGGCCATACTTGTACCTGACCCAAAGAAACTTGAAAAGTTTGAAGCACTTAAAAAAGCCTACGAACATTACAAGACCATGGAGAGTCTTTGTTTTGATGAACCAATTGAAGAGCCTACGCAGTAAATACAAATGAATGTTAAACTTTTATCATATAGTCAACCCGCAGACGAATTTCGAGATATGGGCATCTCAGATGCGCAGGAACTCATTGCGTATTGCGCCCGTGTCAGCAATCCCTCAAATCAACTCAACACAGACACATCCGAAAAGCTCATCAGATACTTGGTCCGACACCAACACTGGAGCCCACTTGAAATGGTCAGTGCCTGTATTGAAATCACTACCACCAGAGACATTGCCCGACAAATCTTGCGACACAGAAGTTTCAGCTTCCAAGAGTTCAGTCAGCGATATGCTGACCCTACTCGAGACCTGTCGTTTGTATGTAGAGAAGCACGGTTGCAAGATCCAAAGAACAGACAGAACAGCGTCCCAGTCGATGATCAACTCTTACAAAACGAATGGTACAGAGCTCAACAACGAGTTATCTATGCCGCTAAACGTGAATACGAGTGGGCTATCGCTAATGGCATAGCCAAGGAACAGGCTCGTGCTGTGTTGCCTGAAGGCCTAATTGAAAGCAGACTTTATATGAATGGTACACTACGTAGCTGGATTCATTTTATCGAATTACGTTCAGCAAATGGTACACAAAAAGAACATCAAGAAGTGGCTGTGGCCTGCGCAAAGGTGATTGCGGAAATATTTCCAATGGCTGAAAGTCTGATTCAAAATGTCTAAAGAATTAGACCAATTCTGCGAAAACTACGAAGTACGTGTTCTCAACGATTCCAAGCGTAGAGCACGGTATCATCCTCCCCGGTTTTTTACAGATCCCAGTCGTGCTGATCTTATTCGCAATGACATTGTCGAATACGAAACTGAGCAGGTCTACACAGTAGAAATACCCGAAGGCAGACTACGAACTCTAGTTGAAATGGAACGCAAGTTTTTTAACTATATTAATCATCGCGACAAACCCATTGACATGTTTCAAACACTGATGGACAAAGAACGTGAAGAAGCACACTACCGGCACACCAATCAAGCTGTCCAAAAAGCCTACGAACAATATTCAATCATGCTTAACCTAGCAGGATATCAAAAAAAGTTTTGATTCATTTTGAATAGATATTGACAGGTTTATAGAAAGATAGTATAATTAAGTTGTTCAACAGAGAAAATACACCATTATGGCACAACATTCAAACTACTGGTCATGCACTCCCTTTGCAGATTGGCTTCGCGGCACCAAGAAACTCAGTGCGGGTACTGCTGAAGAATGGGACGACTGGAACACCGCAGCTCAAATGAAACACAATTTTCGATACTGGTTAGCGGAAGAAGCACTGGGACACATTCAAGATTTTGTAACATGGCCCATAAGGACTCTTTATGATATCAAGTACTACATTAACAACCGTTGGGTTAGTCGCACTCATAGCCTTACCGCTCATCCCCGGGATATTAAGCCGGGTCAATGGCGAGATGTGGGGAACCGCTTTTTGCCTTGCTTATTCAATGAGCTGGTGGATTTTGTTGAGATAGAATCAGCATGGAGTCACATTGCCTGGGGTGATAAAGAAGCTCGTGCAAAGTATGATCCTCCCTTCTGGGCCAGTGGATGGTGGCGTTGGCGTGTGTGGCGTTGTCCCCAAGCAGGCCTTGACCATCTAGATTGGGCAATGACTCTGACTAACACTGACTGGTGCGAACCAGATCATCCCGAGTATGGCAAGCCTACTGGACAGGCTCTTCGTGCCCGAGAAATCAAAGAACTTTATATATGGTGGACTGTGACCTATCGTGCTCGTCCTGACCCCTACGATGCAAGTGGTTGGACTGCGGCATGTGAAGCGCAACGTGAAGCCAATGGTGGTAAGTTGAGTTTTAACTCTCCTAAAGACCCTGTGCTTAAAAAGGCCAACGACAAGGCTCACAAGCTGTTACAAAAAATCGAAGCAGACTACGAAAAAGAAGATGAAGCCATGATGATCCGACTAATCAAAGCTCGTGACAGCCTTTGGACATGATATGAGCATATCAGATCAAAACGAACACTGTATTGAAGATTTGTATGCCAAGTATCTACAGTTCACTTCTGTGATGTTGGAAGATTACAAAGATATAGCAATAGCCGGAGTCATGATCACACAGGCTCTCAGCATGTATAGAACTGTGTTACCAGAAGAAGATTATCAACGCATGGTAAAAAGTATATACGAAAGGAGAAATGATGTCAAAAGCTTCGACTGAACTTGAACCGCAGACTCCTGCAGAAGGCATTCTAAAACGCAGCGACTGGGGTGATGCCATCACCTATCAGGTGGTCTGCGAATGCCAAGACGCCAATCACGATCACAATGTTTGGGTTGAAGCAGACGACCATCGTGTGACTGTTACTACCTATACCACACAGAAATCCAAGTGGTGGAGTCTAAATCGTTGGCAGACTATTTGGATTCTACTCACCAAGGGCTATGTTGAGCATGAAGCCAATATCATTATGACTGAGCAACAGGCACTGAACTACGCAGAAACTCTCAAACGAGCCATACAAAATGTCAAAGATTTCAAGCAGCCCTGAACGAAACACCTTTCAGCTAGAAGGTGCAAGAAAACGTGCCGCTGAAGATGGTAAAGAAGTTCCAGAATACTATGAAAACTTTTGGAAAACTGCCAAAGAACAAGATGCAGACAATCTTGCGGATCCAGAATGGCAGAAAGACAACATGGAATACGATCTACGTAGTAGCGAATGGATGTGCGCCAAAGCTCGAAACTCTGAAACCTATGCGCAAAATCTTTATGCTGCCATGTGTAACATACAGTTTATCAAACTAGATGTTTTACCTATCCTAAAAAATCAACGCTGGAGTGCCAGTTGGCGTCATAGTGGAGGCATAATTGCTGACATGCAACAAAAAGGCGACTATATTGATTGGTATTGTAGTGGTATGGGAGAGGGATTGGGCAACGGTGATGAAGACGGCACCAAGGGATATGTGCCTGAAGGTCAAGTAACTGAAGAAATAGCCAACGATCTTAAAACTCTAGGCTGGGTGGCCGTGGAGTGGGACGATGAAGAATAAACAACTTAGGAGATTGTGTTAGTATCATGAACTTTGAACTTTACGAAGTTTGGGCAGTGGATGAAGCCGGTCACGAAGAATTGGTAGAAACCACCAGCAGTAGGAAAGAAGCGTTAGAAATAGCAGAAGCCAATCTTGGATTGGGTGTTATGGAAGCCATTGTATATCAAGAAGATGAAAATGGTGACCTACATGAAATCAAACGATTTAATCATGGTTGACAAACTCACAGTTTGGTGCTATAATATATGTATTGTTTAACAACAGGAGTGACTGAATGGTAACCAAACTAAAAAAAGCAAGTATTGCGATCCGCCAGAACAAAGGACGTGACCTAAGTCCAAAATGGGACGATCACGAAACTTTTACAGCTGACCAATTTAGTCGACACTTCCGTATGTCCATGAGTTACTATCGTTTGGAAACCAGCGGCAAAGAACTCAAACCCAAAGTTATCAATTGGATGAGCATCCAGAACTATCCAAAAGATATTATCAAAGCGTTCAAAGATACCAAAGACAATCGTTGCGGCGCAACCGTAGGCGCCATTGCTGCCAATCTACTTAGAGGTATGCCTGCGGTGAGAGCAGACTTCAATGAAGGCCGTAATACCGCAGAATGGTTGAGCAAGTCTATTGCCAAGATCATTGACGAGGGCAAGCACGATGAAGTCGAACTCGAAGAAGGTGCTGTGGAAATCAAACCCGCAGTATACACTCCCAGCATTCAGGAACGACTGCGTGAAGTTGCACTAGGTATGACTGAAGAAATTGAAGATGCCATTGAGGCTTTTCAAACAGATCCAGAATCCTTTGATCCAAAAGCATTTAAACTGCTAAACCTTCTACGTGGGCGCCAGGCCAAGGCTGCTCACGCTCGTGTTATTAAAACATTATATAGTCGGACCTACGACGAATTAGTTGAAGCAGCCACTACCAAAGACGAGCAGTTGAAAGAAGGCTACAGTCATTTGAGCAAGGCCAACCTAAAAAAGATCACACTGTTCTACAGCGAAATCCTTTCAGCCTGCGATATGCTGGCACAAGAAGCCAAGGTTAATAAAAGGCCTCGTGCCAAGAAGCCCACTGACAAGGCCAAAGTTGTGGCTAAGATGAAGTATCTCAAGCAGGACGAAAAACTTAGATTGGTGTCTATCAACCCACAAGATATCATCGGTACCAAGGAATTGTGGATCTATAATGTCAAATCACGTAAATTAGGCAAGTATGTGGCTGCTGAATTCAACGAACTTGGAGTCAAAGGCACCACGGTCATTGGGTTTGATCCAATTAAAAGTGTTCAGAAAACCCTGCGCAAGCCAGAAGAACAGCTCAAAGAGTTCAAGGCTGCTGGCAAAGTGCAGTTACGCAAGTTCTTAGATGATATCAAGGCTGTAGATATCAAGCTCAACGGACGTATTAACGAAGATACTGTGTTGTTGAAAGTACAATAACAAAGTAAATTCTCAGTAAAAAGCAGGCTTCGGCCTGTTTTTTTTTTGAATGATAAATACAATACGATATGCAATCTTGTAGTATTTTGATTGTGAAAAAATGGAAACCCGTAAATGTCTACTCAACAGTCTATAGATACCCTTTTAGCTTCATTTAAAGAAGTGTTAGAATCTGGCCAAGATGTCAATGTAGCTGAAGTGCCATTTATCATTATAAAAGGTGATATTGATGGCAAGGGAATCCTTTGGTCGGGACAAGGACATAATAAACAATTCTTATTTGCTTCCAAACCGGATAGATTCTTTATATCTGAAAACATTGATTTGGCCAAAGGCAAAAACATATCAATTAATAATATAAAACTGCTGGATGAAAAAGAACTGGGTGCTACTGTTACCAAAAGCAATTTGCGTGAAGTTGGTCATCTTAAAGGATTAATCGTAGATGGCAGTATGAGAATCGATCAATACATAGTTTATGATAGTAACACTAATAGATTAGGTATCGGTATTGAAAATCCCAATGCTGCTCTCAGTATTGCTGAGGACGGAGTGGAAATAATCCTAGGCACAACGAATGGTGTAAAGGGATTTATTGGTACATTTGCCAGTCATAACTTAGATATCGTAACTGATAACACTCCAAGGATTTCTATTGAAGCTGGTGGTAATATTACACTAGGCAGCACTGTTAATAAAGTAACAATATTAGGAACATTAGGAATCAATGTTAACAATCCCGATCCACGAGCTGCATTGCATGTAAATGGCTCGATTAAATTTAATAACAAAATACATCTCAGCGATAATAATTTTCCAACTTCTGGTCATTACACTGTTGGAGATATTGTCTGGAACAATCAACCAGCCGCTGGCAGATTTGTAGGTTGGGTATGTGTGGTTGAAGGAAGTCCTGGTCTTTGGAACGGATTCGGAAGAATTGAGTAATGTCTCGGGCTGTGGTACTCGGCAACGGCGAAAGCCGTAGAGCCATAGACCTAAGCTCATTAATCGCAGACACACTGATTGGCTGCAACGCCATTCACAGAGATATCACTGTTGATCATTTAGTCTGCTGCGATAGGCGAATGGGTGATGAAGCTGTAGAAAATTCTCAGACCAAAAACACATTAATCTATGTGAGACCTTCATGGTTTCATTACTTTAGAAAAATACGTAAACACAAAAACATAAAAGTCTTGCCTGACCTGCCCTATAAAGGAGAGCACAAAAAGGACGATCCCGATCATTGGGGCAGTGGGGGATATGCTGTTCTGTTGGCAGCCCAGTTAGAATTCACAGAGATAGAACTTATTGGTTTTGATCTATATCCTATTAGCTCTACTGTGAATAATATCTACAAAGGCACAAAAAATTATGCACAGGCTGGGTCGCAGGCCATAGATTATAGTTATTGGATCTATCAAATCAATCATGTGTTCATGTATTATCCCGATCAAAAATTCATAATAAGAAATCACAGAGATTGGAAGATGCCTACAGAATGGCAGAAAAATAATGTGGAATTTGTTGCTTTATAAATAAGTTGATAGTATAATAAATCATACACACAGGCACAGCGGACTTTTACGTCATTCATCCCGCTTTATAAACTCTGCATGTCGTCAAACTTACTCGCTTTATGCACAGGAGGCAAGAGATGGCGAAATATCTTTCAACAAAAACCTACGGCAATGACAGAGGCCTGTCATGCTGTTTTAGACAATGGCGATCAACTCACAGTCATTGTTCACTGCTACATGGTTATTCCATTGGCATCAAACTGATCTTTGAATCTGAAACCTTAGATGACCGTAACTGGGTCATGGACTTTGGCGGACTCAAAGCATTTAAAGAATGGAGTGAATGGCAGTTTGACCATACTCTATGTGTGGGGTCAGACGATCCTCATTTAAATCTTTTCAAGCAAATGGCTGAGCTGGGCAAACAAGCCGACGGTGGTATAGTAGATCTACGTATTGTAGAAGCTGTGGGCTGTGAAAAATTTGCTGAACTAGCATATCGCACAATGAACGAAATACTAGAAGCTTATCAGGAAGGGCGTGGTTGGACACATCCGGGTGGACACATTTTTGAAGCACGGTATCCAGTTGGGCTAGGTGTTCGACTTCGTTCAGTAGAAGTATTCGAACACGCTGGTAACTCGGCAACTTATGAAGGCTAATGAAACGACTTTGGCGGTTATGGGCCAAAGCCCTAGGTGAAAAATCAGGTGCTACCGATCAGGAAGCTGATCGAGTGGCCTTGATCCGCACCCTAATAGTGGTGGGATATTTTATAACCAATGCATTTATTATAGCTGGGGTAATAAAACATTGGTAAATAGTTTTATGCATACATTTGCCATTAACCGAATCGTTGCCAGCAACGAAAACAAAATATTCTTAATCGCTGGCCCTTGCCAGATCGAAAGTCAAACACACGCAGAGCAAACTGCAGGTGTCATCAAAGAAATCTGTGATGATCTAGATATTGACTTGATCTATAAAAGCAGTTTTGACAAAGCCAATAGATCTAGTCTAGGTACACAGCGTGGAATTGGGATTGACGAGGGACTGAAAATCCTCAACAGCATCAAACATGAATTTGGTATTCCCATATTAACTGACATACACGAAAGCTATCAGGCACAGCTAGTAGCAGATGCAGGCATAGATGTCATACAAATACCTGCATTTCTCTGTAGACAAACTGATCTATTGTTAGCAGCAGGTGCTACCGGTTGTGCTATCAATGTTAAAAAAGGTCAGTTTCTTGCTCCGCAGGACATGCGAAATGTGGCTGAGAAAATAGCATCAACTGGCAACGAACGTATCATGTTATGTGAAAGAGGATATACTCATGGATATAATAATCTTGTTGTGGATATGCGTAGCTTACCCATTATGGCTGGCACCGGCTATCCAGTGGTCTTTGATGCCACTCATAGTGTTCAGCAGCCTGGAGGCCTTGGCCAACGATCAGGAGGAGATAGGACCATGGTCCCGTACCTGGCGAGAGCTGCTGTAGCCACAGGGTGCATCGCAGCAGTATTCGTAGAAACACACGAAGATCCCGATAACGCTCCGTCAGATGGACCCAACATGATTCCATTGAATCAGTTGAAACAGCTATTAGAAGACTTGGTTGCTATAGATGGAATTGTCAAAAGAAGAACGTAAAAGAATCAAACGAGAAGCCAAAGCTGCCAAAGCTGCATATCAATATGCAGCTATAGTTGCCAATCTCGACCCCAATACCAAAATCACTATTCTATGTGTGAGATTTGGCAACAAGTATGGCCGTGAATATGTAGAAAGATTACGCAACATGATCTCAAGGCATATTACGGTGCCGTATGAACTAGTGTGTCTTACAGATGATCAACATCCTATAGAAGGTGTTCGCAGTATCGTGCAACCCAATGCCAATTATCCCAGAGGTTGGTGGCACAAAGTTCATATGTTTGATCCCAATCTACCACTGAGAGGCCGGGTGTTATATTTTGATCTAGATGTGGTTATCCATGCCAACATAGACAAACTCGCAGTCTACATGCCAGGGCAGTTTATGGGCATACATGATTTCAATAGAAAATTTTACGCATCTTGGCGATATCTCAATAGCTCTGTGATGGCTTGGGACCACGGCACACAGAGTCATATATGGACTCAGTTCCAACTCAATCCCAGAGACGCACAAAGACTACAGGGAGATCAAGATTGGATTTGGAAACTGTGTCAGAGTTCTATCAAATTTTGGCCCAAAGAATGGATCATGAGTTATAAATGGGAAATACGAAATCGTGGTGAACTTATCATGACCAATGGTAAACGCACATTTGCCACAGTGCGCCATGATGTTATCTTGGATCCAGCATGTTCAGTAGCTGTGTTTCACGGTGATCCAAATCCCTGTGTAATCCAAGATAAGTTTGTAGTTGACAACTGGCAGTAATGATGTTATACTAGTAGTATGAACACTACACACAGACGTCTAGGCTTTGCCTGCAAATGGATCAATGATCCTTCCGAAGTTAACGGAATGAAAATCAATGCTCGTGATCGAGACCTAAATACAGGCTCAACCACAGTGCGTTGGTTGCGTGAACATCCTCAAGAAGCAGAACAGCGACTTTGGGATTTGATGAAACGAAATATAGAAGCCTGCTACAAATTGGTAGAAAGGGTAGGAACGCTAGATGAAGATCTTAGAATGGTACGACTCAGCAGTGATATATTGCCTGTATACACTGAGCCTAGTTGGAAGTGGTTTTGGCGGCAGCCCGATGTTAGGGACTATGCCGAAAGAAATTTTTGCCGAGTGGGTCAATTGGCCCGTGAGAATCGTGTTCGGCTTAGTTTTCATCCTGGTCAGTTCACTGTGCTTGCATCTAGCAATCCTGGTATTGTAGACAGAAGCATCGAAGAATTTGAATATCATACTGATATGGCTCGGTGGATGGGCTATGGTAAAACTTTTCAAGACTTCAAGATTAATGTGCATATCTCAGGTCGGGAAGGTCCTGAAGGTATTCGTAGGGCATTAACTAAACTATCGCCCGAAGCTCGCAATTGCATTACCATTGAAAATGATGAAATGACTTGGGGTATTGATTCCAGTATTGAACTGGTTAAAGACTGTGCCTTGGTATTAGATATACATCATCATTGGATTAACTCAGGAGAATATATTGAAGCAAATGACGACCGTGTTAAAAGGATTATTGATAGCTGGCGTGGCGTTCGTCCTGTTATACATTATAGTGTTTCACGGGAAGACTGTCTTGTTAACCATCCCGGACACATCCGTCCCGATCTTTCGACCCTCTTAGCACAGGGTTACAAGAAACAAAAACTGAGAGCACACAGTGAATATTATTGGAATCAAAAAGCAAACGAATGGGCAATAACTTTTCTAAACCAGTTCGACATCATGTGCGAGAGCAAGGGAAAAAATCTCGCCAGCATGGAACTGTACAATCAAGCCAAAAACTATCTCGAGAGCAACTAATATTTAGAATTGAAACTCAGAGAGAAAAACTAGAAGAATTGGAATTACTTCCAATCTCTGAATCTATCGAAAAGAAAAAAGAAAAGATACTGGTCGAATACACCCAGTATCTTGAACAATTGAAACGATTCGATTAATTATTTTATTTTAGTAGCACGTGGCTTTTTGACAGCTGCTGGGGCTTTTGCAACAATCGGTTTACCTGCTTTTGGTTTCGCAGGGATCACTGGTTGTACCTCGGCCTTTGTAGCAGCAGTTTCTTTAGGAATCTGTGTTTGTACAGTTTCTGCTGAACTAACCACCGTCGATTCCACCTTGTAAGGTACTTCTGCAGTAGTTTCTGCTGTTTTAACGCCAAACATTTTCTTGAATAATCCTAGCATGGTAATTCTCCTTGGACTAATATTTAGTACTTGCCTACGGGCAAGGTAGTGCTTGCGGGCATATCCCAGATCATTTTCTGCTCTACTCCTATTCTCTGGGCAAATCTTTTAGCATCACATTCGCTGCAACAATGAAAATAATTGTTGCTGAGACGCTTCTTGTCTAGGTGTTTGAGATCTCGAATAAATTCTCTATCGCAGCTGTCACATCTCAAAATCACTACGGTTTTATTTCTCACATACTCATGCCGATGTCCTAGTTTACTGAGTCTAACATAATGATTCTGTTGGATTTCTGTTTTGATGAACATCGTGTATTTACATTAGGCTTATAAAACTTTGGGCTAAATACACTCAGCAACTGCTAATCCTAGGAAAAACTATGGCAAGAAAGACAATTGATATTGGTGCTATCGGCAATGATGGCACTGGTGATAGCATAAGAGATTCGTTCCGCAAGGTCAACGACAACTTTCGTGAACTCTACAGTTCGCTTGGACTAGGTGAAAATCTTACCTTTATTGGTTTAGATGATACACCCTCTACTTATGTAGGACAAGAAAATGAATTTGTAGTAGTAAACAGCACTGAAACTGGACTTGCTTTTAAAAAACTATCTCCAGGAATAGGTATTAGTCTAGACTTTGACTCTAACCCGAATGAAATTATTTTAAGTTCGGATTTCTCAGCAATAGTAGGCGACACTGCTCCACAGCTTGGCGGAAATCTGTCTCTGCGATCAGGTGGCAATCAGTATAGAATCATAGATGCTGGAACAACAATATCACCGTTAACTCCGATCTTCAAGCATGAATTAGTCAATAAAGCCTATACAGATTCCAAGATAGCTCGTGCAGGCACCTCAGCTATCAATCCTGAAACAGGTCTAGTAGACGGATCGTTTGGCACCATGAGTGGACCATTAGTTCTGTCGCGTAGTCCTCAACCTGATGATGATGTTACATATGGTGGATTAATCGCAGCAACTAAACAATATGTAGATTCTTCGGCATTTGGCAGTGTATCAAATTTATATGTGGCGTTGAGCGGCAGTGACGACAGACCAGGAACCTCAAAGGCTCTGCAGGGACGTGCTCTCGCCTATGCCTATAGGACCCTAGAAGCTGCACTGAAACGTGCAGAAGAATTGGTATTAGAAGCACGTGAAGAAATCGGTCCTTACAGGAAAGTACTGACATACAACAACGGTGTTTCCGAGTGCACCTTGATAGACAAGGATACTGCTGCTCCTAATTCTGGTAGTGGGTTTGCAGGTAGCCTGAGAATGGCCATAAGCACATTGACCATAAACAATGTCGGAGTCAACTATTATCCTGGAGATATATTAAGCCTGGTCGGCGGCGCTGGAACTAGCATAGCTACTATAGAAGTGTTGACCACAATTACAACACCGGGAGGTATATCTACATTTAGAATCATTTCTGCAGGTGGATATACTACGTTACCAGGTTCCACTGCAGTGGCCACAACTATCACTACTTCAGCGGCACCTCCTAGTATAGGTCCTATCGGAGTTCTTGCAACATTTGATATCACTTATAAGGTAAGTTCAGTTGCAATAACTTCTGGCGGTACAGGATATGGATTGGTTAGTGTTAGGGCTACAGGAGGTGGCGGTGTCGGAGCCTTTGGATTCGCGGTAGTTACCGCTGGAGTGATTACCAATATATCTATCACTGACGGTGGTACAGGATTTACTTCAATACCTACTCTATTGGTAAATCTTCCAAGATTTCTAATTCGAACCGATGGATATCGAACTGATTTTACAGGTGATGTGTTAACCAACACTGCTGAGGCGTTGCGTGGTAGAGATATCCGTGAAGGGCTATATTTGTTTGGAGAAACTTCAGGAGCCTTGGCCCAGATATTGGCTCATTCGGGAGCTCTAGATAGTTCAGGTAACGAAATATTTGATGTTGATATCAAATATGGTAATTTTCAATTAGGAGAAAACCTTTCCTTCGGTGATGTTAGTAGACGTGTAAACATTACTATTAATTTAGAAAGCGGGATCTACGAAGAAAACTATCCATTAAAAGTTCCTCAAAACACTTCCATAGTCGGAGATGAGTTTAGACGCTGTATCATTAGACCTAGAGTAGGTACCAGTTCCAGCCCATGGGCTTTTAACAAATTCCGTAGAGACCTAACCATAGATGGGTTGACTGTGGCTAATAATCTCTATGGCTATCACTATCTACAGAACAGTTCTCAGCCAGTGTATCCCAAGGTCGATAATAAAGGTGGATATCGTGCAGCCGCGGAGTTGATTGATCTTAACAGAGAGTTTTTACAGAATGACGTTATAGCATGGATCGATACTCAGATATCGGCTAATATAGCACCATTTACCAGTACATTCGTTTATAATTCTCAACTATGTAAACGTGATCTTGGATTGATAATTGATGCCTTGACTTTTGATCTTAGATACAGTGAATATAATCGAACTATATCTGCGGGATTGAAATACTATCAAAGTGCCAGCGGACTGATCGCAATTGGCGCACAACTATCACAGACACTTGCGGCAATTACTAGATTGGACTTTTTGATAGGTAACGTTCTATCCAATGCTGCTGTTGCCCCCAGTCAAACAGCATATCTACAGATAATCGATTTTGCTTTTTCCCCAGAACCGGGATCAATCACAGTGGTTAGTGCATTGATCGCAGCACTAAAAGATGTCATGGATGGCAGCGGTAGCGTAAACTATCCTAAAGAAAATGATCAACTAGATGTGTTCCTAGCCAATGATGCGGTACGCTGGCAGGCTATTACAGCACAGGGTCACGGCGGGTTCATGTTAACCCTCGATCCTGCTGGACAGATACTAGCTAAATCTCCATACGCTCAAGAATGCGCATCATTCTCAAAGAGCATAAACGCTCAAACATTTGCCGGTGGTATGTTTGTGGATGGATTCGTAGGCAATCTTCAATTCAAACATGCCTCTACCACAACTGGCGTAGATATTGTCACAGGTACTAGACTAAATGTTACCGGACTGGATCGATTACCTCAACTACCCGCCAGTTTCTTAGTCAACGACACAGTGTTCAGAGTAAACTATGTTCGAGATTATATATATTCAACAACAGGCGGCTCAGCCACGTTTGTGGTCGACGACGGCACACCTTTCTTGGTTACTGCTGGTTCTCAGACCTGTACCATTAGCACAGCGTCTCCTGCTGTGGTTACTAGAGCAGATCATAGATTACAGGCTGGTGCTATATTACAATTTTCCAGCACAGTATCTTTGCCCACAGGAATCTCAGCTGGTGTGGAATACTATGTGCTGGCAGACGGATTAAGTAACAATACTTTTAAGATCACAGATACCTTTGGCTCAATCACTGCGATTAATGTCACTGCACCCGGATCTGGTACTATCAGCTATCAAAGAACCTATGAATTGCTAATGCCTGGCAATAGATCCATGCTGGGCAACGACTACACACAGATCAACGACATGGGTTACGGAATAGTAACCACAAATGGTGGTTTGATCGAAGCTGTGTCTATATTCACTTATTACTGTTATACATCATATTATTCTATCAACGGTGGACAGATACGCTCAGTCGCAGGTTCCAGTGCTCACGGTATCTATGCCTTGGTAGCAGAAGGTGCTGATCCTTTAGAAATTCCAACTCCTACGGATGTTTTTGAAGATCTTGCACAGAAAGTTCGATGCTTTTTTCCTAGTGCGGGATTCGCTAATACCGCGAGCGGATTGTTTATCTATGTAGATGGCTACGACTACGTACCATTGAACTCTAGTGAACTAGAAGTTATACATGTAATTTCTGGACTTCCTACTGTATTTCGATACCCTATCACTGCTGTCACTACATCCGAGACCTATCCATCCGGAGTAGTAAGATTAAATCTTGGGGAAGGTGTTAGTACACAAACTGGTGGTCTTGAAGCTGTAGTTCCCGATAATACAGTGATGACTCTGAGATCTAAGGCTCAGATTATATTAACTGGTAGTCTTGAAGATGTAGCTGTAAGACCATCAACTGGACTGAAACTACGTGAAACTGCCAGCACTGTCTATCGTGTTTTAGAATTTATAGCATATACAGACCTCAATGGTCCATATGAAGTTGTTATTAGTAATGCCTCTCCAGCTGTGTTGCAGGTCTTGGCCACAGTTACAACTATTGCCACAAATGTTTGTACAACATCACAGAATCATAAACTAAAAATTGGTGATAAGTTTATACCAACTTCAACGGCCAACAACTTTGTCAGCGGTACCACTTACTTTATCATAAGTGTTCCTGAATATAATCAATTTACTGTAAGTGCCACATTAGGTGGTAGTGTGTTTACTCTAGTCGATGGTACTGCATTAACTATCAAAGGCGTCAAGACCCACAAACTGTTAGAAAATTACACCATAACAATTACTACCACAGGCGCATTACCCCTGGGTATCATCACCCCAGAGACCTATTATGTTGTTAGTACTGGTCTAACTGATACCGCATTTTCAATATCGTTAACTAAAAACGGCAATGTAATTAACACAGGCACAGCTGGTAGTGGCGTTCATAGTTATGCCATGGTAGGATTAACCAAGACCGATCTTCGAGAAAATTATGATTACGTAGATTTATCAATACGTCAACCTGGTGAATTTATCGGCGCAGCGCCGACTGGCACTGAAGTTTCTTCAATAAACACAACAGGAACTGCATTAATCAACACCACAGCGGCACATGGATTTAGTGCTGGTAATGTGATTAAATTCACTACATCAACTTCTGCAATAGATCTGCCAGCTGGACTGAGTAAAAATATTCATTACCATGTTATTGCATCAGGATTGACACCGACTGCTTTTCAAATAAGTGAAATTCCAGGCGGAACTGCACAAGCAGTTACTGGTGGATCATTTGTGGATGCTCGAGTAGGATTGGTATCTGGACGTGTAGGCGACTCTAACTTTGCAGTCGTGGCAGTGGGTCCTAGCGATACATCTAGAGTTAACAACAGCAGATTCATATATCTAGGTGAGGAATATGTAATTACCTTGTATGAACCAGAAGCAGTAACTGGTCAACCCTATGGCAGAATAACCTTGAACAGACCATTGGTTGACAGTATTATTTCATACGAAGGTATGTACACCATACGATCTGCTGTAGCTCCGAGATCTAACGGAGCACAGGGTACACTAACTATTCGTATTGCACTGACTCGTGTTACTGGGCACGACCTGCTGGAAATTGGTACAGGATCGTATGCTGATACTAATTATCCTAACGAGATTTTCGGAGGTCCTGTAAACCCTGCTGACGAAGCTACTGAAGTATTAGAACGTGACGTAGGCAGAGTATTTTATGTGACCACTGATCAATTTGGTAATTTCAAAGTGGGTCCATACTTCAAGGTGGATCAAGGTACAGGTACCGTGACCTTTGCAGCGCAGATAGCTCTGAGTAATCTAGACGGTATTGGATTCAAACGAGGAGTTACTGTTTCGGAATTCTCGATTGAATCTAGCATGTCTGCACTGAGAACTGACACGGTGCCAACAGAAAATGCTGTTGCACTACATGTTCAACGTAGACTGGGCACACTTGCAGACGGTTCCGGAATTGGTGATCTTTCAACACTTATTCCTGCCAATACTGGTGGGTTCATGGCATTAAATGGTGTGTTAGCCATGAAGGCTGCTATGAATCTAGGCAACAATAGAATTATTAATATAGACGATCCTGTGTCAGGTGGTGATGCAGTTAACTTACAAAGTCTGACTTTAGATAACATACAGGGCATTTCGCTGAATAATATTCAGGCGGCAGATGTCTTACTGTTCACGGGAGTTGGCAACGATATATTAAACGCAAGAGTCACTGGAGACATTACTTTCGATCTTGCTACTGGTGTTGATTCTACATTGAATACGGTCAATGCGCAGATTGTGGCTGGCTCGATCATTGACGCAGATATAAATGCTGCTGCCGCTGTTAGCTACAGTAAATTAAATCTAGCTAGCAGCATAGTCAATGCAGATGTAAGTGCCACTGCTGCTGTTAGCTACAGTAAATTAAATCTAGCTAGCAGCATAGTCAATGCAGATATAAGTGCCACTGCTGCTATCCAAATCAGTAAGTTGGCAACAATGGCTCCAGATACACTAGTGGGCAATTCAACCATAGTTTCTGCCACTCCAAGTGCCGTGGCATTTAGTACTGTTGTAGATGAAGGACTAGGCATAAAGAAATCACAATATAGCAGTGCAGGTTTCTTGAAACGTGTCAGTGGTGTCAGCAATGTGGTAGACGGTGACTACAGTATTATAAATTCCAGTGCAGGGTTACCTACTGCTGTAGGAGTTAATGAACTGATCGCTAGAGACGTAAATGGTGATTTCGGTGGAAGGAACGTATCTATACAGGAGCTTTATGTTGGTCCGGGCACAGTTGGAGATACCAAATTAGCTGTAAAGGGTGTTGGCGCAGGATTTATTGGATACGTAGGTTACTATGGCTGGACGTCTAATGCTGCTATGTTTATCAATGACAGCAGTGTATCTGCTGACAAGAAAACTCAATACTGGAACAATTTCCATGAGTTTAAAACTCAAAGCGGTGCCGCTTTGGCTCCTATCACTTGCAGCAGCGTGGCGGCCACCACCCTCACTGCAGGCGGTAATACTTCAGCAGGCACTATTATTGGACAGTGGTCATTATCTGGTGTATCAAGAATGCAGGCCACATATGCAGCAGACCTGGCAGAAAACTATGAAGGTGATCGAGACTACGAAGTGGGCACGGTGTTAGTGTTTGGCGGGGACAAAGAAGTCACAACCACAGACACAAAAGGTGATACACGGGTAGCAGGTGTGGTTTCTAACACAGCTGCTTATACCATGTATGAAGCCTGTCCGGGATTGAAAAATCTCATAGCCTTGCAAGGTCGTGTGCCCTGCAAGGTAGTGGGTAAGATCCGTAAAGGTGACATATTGATAACTTCAGGTATTCCCGGAGTGGCAGTGGCTGCTAGCGGAGATATCCGAGTAGGTACAGTGGTAGGCAAAGCAATCAAAGACTATGATTCAGATCATATTGGCTTGGTCGAAATAGCAGTAGGGAGAACATAATGGCAGCAACATTTTTAGGATCTATCACAGGAACTACTCTTACTGTAACTTCGGTGGTGTCAGGCACGATCACAGTAGGAAACGCACTCTATGGTACTGGAATATTACAAGGTACTTTTATCGTTTCTGGATCAGGCAGCACATGGACTGTGAATTTATCACAGACTGTGGTTTCAGATGGCAGCAGTTTGATCACTGCTACTGCATTCAATAACAACATATCACCGGGAGCTCCTCCTTTGTTATGGAGTGATGTTAATGATGCCTTTACCCAGATCAATGAAAATTTTGATATCATAGTGGCCACCGTTGGCGGAGGATCTGCTTTAACTCCTATAGATTTTACCAGTCTAGATACCAGTGTAAAACCCACTGTTGATAATCTACGGGATCTTGGAGATATCACTCATAGATGGAAAGGCGTGTTTGTTGGAGAATATACTGATGCTGATCTGTTTAACGGTGTATGGGCCGGAGCGGCACAGATCAAAGGAGTGGCAGGAACTGTTAATCTACCGGCTGGATCCACAGTAGGAGGAAATCCTTTAACTGGTGTTGGCTCTAGTTTGATCATAGATCCAGAAAAAACTTTTTTCAAAAGCATACAGGTCGATAATGCTAATAGTGTAGAAGCCACAACATTCGGTGACACCTTGAACTTGATCAGTGGCAGTGGTGTTAACATGCTGGTAAGCTCAGGTGCAGATTCAATCACTATTTCGAACACAGGTGTGTTATCAGTCACTGCTGGATCAGGCATCACTGCTGCCACTGTGAGTGGAGTAGTCACAATAACCAATGCTGGGGTACGCAGTCTACAAAATATCACTGCTTTGCCTGTAGGTAGAGCAACAGGAGCCGGTATCAACATCACTGCTGGTACAGGTGATAATCTACGAATAACCAATACTGGAGTTATAGATGTACAGGCGGGTTCTGGCTCTTTGGCAGTATCAACTGATATAACCACTGGTATCGTAACTATCACCAATACTGCTCCGGCACAGCCAGCTTTTCAACAGATCGAAGTAAACAGTGATTCGGGAGATAGACTGATAGCTGACAGCACCGCAGGTGTATTTAGAATAGTGTCAGGACAGGGTATTACACTAGCTAAAAATTCAGCTACAGATACTCTTACTATAACTGTGAACCCTGTGTTTGATCTGCGAGGATCAGTGTTCGCTGATGACAGCACATTGTTAGTTGATGCTGTCAGCGGTATCATTCCAGCCGCAGTGGTTTCCGGAACATTTACTGGCAGTGTTGTTGGCAATGTCACTGGCATTTTGAAAGGATCAGTGTTCGCCGATGATAGCACACAGATCATAGATGGCAACTCATTCACAGTCTACGGCAACATCGAAGCCACAACATTGAGAACAGCAGAAACAAAAATAGCACTAGGTGAGAATGCTGGTTTAACAAGTCAAGGCTCTGTGGCTGTAGCAATTGGTGCAGGTGCCGGTAACAGCGCACAAGGCTCTGGTTCAGTGTCTATTGGTGTAAGTTCTGGATCTATTAACCAAGGCACCGACTCAGTGGCCATTGGTCGATACGCTGGATTTACCACACAAGGCAACGAATCAGTGGCCATTGGTCTCAATGCTGGGCAAGCCACACAAGGTTCTTTTTGTGTAGCAGTTGGTCTCAATGCTGGCAGAACCAGTCAAGGCAATACCGCAGTGGCACTCGGTTACAACGCTGGAACAACCTCACAAGGCTACAACGCATTGGCCCTGGGCTATTACGCTGGTTATACCAATCAAGCCGCCAACACCATCATATTAAATGCCACTGGCGTTGCAGTCAATGGGGTTGCAGCTCAAACCAACAGTTTCTATGTTGATCCAATTAGAACCACAGCCAACGGTACTCCGTTGATGTATAATTCAACCACCAAAGAAATCACATACAGCACGGTATTAGAATTTATCGGCAGCACTATTAGTA